AACTCTGGATCCTTTGCTGTTATTCCATAAATGCCACACATATTATAATCCTAATTTCTTTTTAAATCTCTTGAATACAGTACCATCTTTTATCTCTGCCTCTGTCCATTGTTTGTATCCGAGATCGTACACCCACTGATCCCTGTCAGGATATTTTGGTGTTTCTATATTATTAAGGTCTTTGTTTGCTACAGGCCAAGCGAGTGCAAGATCTGAGGTACAAAAGGTAGGTATTCCACGAACGCAAGAGTCGATGCAGGCAGTAGAATTGTGAGTAACAACAGCATGACAATTATTTAAGGCTTGCTGGTAATTGAATCTGTAATGCTTTTTCTCATCTCCCTTGAAAAACTTCTGTCCTATCACCACCTGTACATCTGCGGGGAATTCATCTATTCTTTTCTCGATCGCGGCAACATGGTTAGGATGTGGTCTCACTATGAATTTCCTGTCGGTTGCTGGCCTTAGTTTATCATAAACGTCATTGAACCACTTAATGGGATCTAGTTCGTTCATGCTCCAGTTGTCCTGTGGTTGTAGCACAAACAGTATTGGATCATCTTGGTTTGACTTTCTCCATGGGGCATAGTTTATGTTCCATAGCTTTTTCATACGTTGCCATCTGTCAGGAGGACTGTTGTCGCTCAGGAAGTTTCCGTTGTTCATGGGAGAGTACAGTGCTACACGCCAGTGATGATTTGGATCAGTTATAGTGTTGCCAAAGCTAGAAAGTATTCCACCGTCAAATGTTATTATGTGTATGCCTTTCTTCTTGGCACGTTCCACTAGATCTCTTCTTCTCCCTTTGGTGTGATGCATTTGATTAGTACCGCCATATCCAAACATGCAACCGATAGGTGCAGTGGGCTCCATCTCATTTTTATCCCATGGACCAACTTTGTTTTCATTGACAATAACAGGTTCATCGCCACATGCCCTTATACCCGTGGCCATGTGTTGTAACAGATCCCAACTGGCACCCCTACGTCTGTCCTTTACTGTCCTTCTAAATATCTCAACTTTCATATGCATCTTTCCTTATGAAAAGCATTTCCAACATCAGCTTGTCTCGTCTCCTGTTGATGACAACATCATAGTTGTTTGCTTTAAATCTGTCACACAGCAGTTGTGCCTTGTCTAGTGCTGGCTCTATCTTCTCACCTTCCTCAAAGTTTAATTCAAGTTCAAGTGCCACAAACTTACAATCAATTTTATTGTCTAACACTTCGTTGCCAAACTCCCACCAGAGTCCTTCTATGTCTGCTTTGAGCATGTCAACCTTAGACAAGTCAAGTTCTCTCATTATTGTTTTTAAATTTTTAGTTTCTACGTCTACTGATTTGTAGTGTTCGTATTTTTTTACTAGCGAGAAGCTTTGTTTGGCCTGTACTGCCTTTGTGATATTCTGTTCCTCACGTGAGGGGTCAAAGTAGAAAGGTAGCGTTCCGTTCTCCTTGCTGTATGCGACTGGATTAAAATGTATTCTTTTGCAGGCCTGTATGTTTTCTGTGTGGTCAGATCTTTTTGCTATCAGCTTGTGGCTAGATGCCTTTATAATGTCATCTATAAGGGTCACGCTCCTGGGAGTGGGGTCAAACAATTCAATTTGTAAATCTGTGTTGTCAAATGCTATTTCCTTTTCAAACCCAACATTGCCGCCAACACCAAAACTTAAAACAGTCTTACTACTTTTCACAATGGTCTCCGGCACAAAATAATTTTTGTATTTCTTGAACCCTTTGATGTGTTGGGCTTCGCTGTAATTGTTCTTTAGTTCCCACGCTCTTATTTTCTTTACTCTCTCGACCGTGTGAGGTTTGATCTTATCTGCCATCCAGAATCTCCATGTAGTATCCGCTCCTGAATTCATCCTGTGTGAATTGGTTGTAGGCAAGACTGTTCAACACTGGCCTTGGATCCTCATATCTCGGGGTTTCTATCTTTGAGAAGTCCTGTTCGCAAACGGGCATACAAGGATTGTCAAAGTTGGCAAATGCAGGAACGCCGTTAGTTAGTGCCTTGATCGATATAGAACTGTTGAAGGTCACAACAGCATGTACCCTGTCCCATTCAAATGGCTTAGGTGGTTTGTTGTTTGCACTTGTGCCAGGAATCATTTTTCCCTCTCCGTCTATCACTGCCTTGGGATTGTAAGGTTTCTCTCTCACAATAATCTCTCTGTCTGTGTTCTCTTTTAATACTTTCATTGTGTTGTCTAGCCAGTCCTTGCCGTCAAACATCTCTGCCATGGCATGGCTTGGTGGTACCACCAACACATACGATCCATTCTTGTGGAAAGGTGTTATGGGGTCTTTGAACTGTTGTTTGAATCTATCATCTGGCCTGTGATCAACGAATGTCTTGACATGTTGATTCTTCACACACCTCATCCAGTAAGGGGTCGCCCTGCTTTCTCCCCAGTAAGGTCTGTCTATGTAATAGAAATCTTTTTTATTATCTTGGCAATGTTTGTAGACCAAATGGGTACCACGTAACACTCCCATGAACACAACTTTATCAAAGTCGGTCGTGCTTAACACTGTCTCGTAGTTAGTGAGTTTACAGTTTGCCATGCCCCTCGACGCACTCTCAACATACTTCTCAGTGTTGGCCCTTTCAGTCCTCACAGCGTAGTTCATTATTTCACTTCCTGCACATTGTACATTGTTGCGTAACCTCTTTTGAATTCACCAATTATGTTTACACTTCTCCTGTTGAGTGTTGCATTTTGCCTCAGAGATACACCGTGTACAGTGTTTGGTGAGTTGTTTGCAAACATCACAAACGTGTTCCTCTTGTAAGGTATTGTCTTGATCACCGTGCCGAGATCACTGTCGTAAATTTGCCTTCCTGCTTTCTTGTCAACTTTCTGCACACTGGACTGTGTCGAGTAAATTTGGAATTCTCCACCCGTGCTTTGATCGTTTTGATATGGCATGTACAACAATCCTGCCCACATCTCCATTGGATTGTCTATGTGAGGTGTACGTGTGGTTATTTCTTCTATGGGTCTGTGCATGACCAATTGACAATCAGTCCATATGTTTTTATTTTCGTCCGCCCAACCCCTTGCACCCAAGTCATCCTCTGTAAATGTTTTGTGTAGCACGTTTGGCATATAAGGTCTGAAAAGCTCATTCACTTGGTTGAACCATTCTGCAGATGTGTGATAACGTGTGAATTCTTTCCATACTCCGGGCACACTACCTGTTGGATCCAGTAGTTTATCTGCTTTCAGCCTAAAACAGATTCCATTGTCGTAGGCATTGTGTTTTTGCATGACCATGCCTTCCGGGAAACTGTTTTCCAGTGCCTCGTAGAGATCCCATGGTAAGGCCTCTTCTATGATCACATGTGGGTAGGGATCTGTCTGTACTGTTGGTTTTTTCTGTAACAATGAATACATGGTTATATTATAAATGATATCAGTCCAAATGTCTAATTAATTTAGGAATGTCAACGTCAAAATTGATTAGATCATTTCGTCTTTTCACACCCTTTGGTTTTTTACCATCTGTTGCTATTGGAGTTGTCTTTGCAACAAAAACTTCGTGCTTCAGTTTCAAGCTGTTTGATAGCAACGGATACACTTTTTTGTGTAACATCCTCTCGTCTTGTATCTCTACTATCTTTGTTCCTTCTCTACACCACAGGGCATTGACCATACCTGCTCCGTGTGTTGCTAGGACATGTGATGCTTCTGCAAACACTTTGACTTGTTCTTTTATTGGTAGGTCCTCAAGTGTTACAGACTCCCATCCTTTAAGTGCCATCAAGAGTTCGCTGGCATTGTTTAATTTCCTAGTGTGTGCTTTGTCACGTGATACAAATATTTTCCTAAATGGTTGCTGATTCTCTGGTATTCCAAACGATCCCTTGAAGTGACGTAGCCATGGCGGCAAGTGTGGTGTGACAACCCCGTCATTGCAGTTGCTCATAGATGGTGCCAGTAGATGTTGGAATCTCCAAGTCTCTCCCTCCGGCATCACATAATATTTTAAGTTGGGGAATAATTCTTTTGCCACCTTGTCAAAGTATGGACTAGGGTTAGCTAGTATGTAAATGTATTTTGTGAAATTAGTGGACCACCTTTTTTCCATTAGCCTAAACTTACTGATAACATCAATCCATATGTGCCATGGATTGCCTGTGCTGTGTTTGTCTATTGGCAACCAAACATACTTGTTTGTTCCATCAAACTGTTTGGTCACTGGTGGCATCTCGATGTTGATCTCCTCACCCCACGAGTGCCACATTCCGTGATGCTTGTTTGGTTTGTTCTTGTAACGATCCAGCATGGACCACAGGTGTTCTGTGATCATGTGTCTATCCTCGGTGATCAAAATTGGTAAACTGTTCACGGAACAGTTGTTAAATTCCGCCACGAATGTTGGATTGCTGGTGAACTTGTTTGGTACAGTTGGATGATATTGCATGTTGATATCATAGGAATTGTCTATGATATCATGTCTGTCCAAGAAATACTTTATGCTGGTAATATTTTTTACAAGTTGCGCCATGGATGTCTTTAGTGTATAATTAATTATATTATTATGCAACCCACTCATATTTTTACCAACGGCTGTTCATTCCTCACGACAAGACCCAAAGAAGGAGTTGACACTCACGTTGGAGCAGAACTGGCAAAACTGATGAATTTGGAAACAGCACTACATCTTGGTGGTGGAGGCCGCGGCAACAAGAGATGTAGCATAACAACAAAGGTCTGGTGTGAGAAGAACCCGGAGTTGGCAGAGAAATGTTTCTTTGTGATTGGTATAACATCGGGACAGCGATTTGATTATCCTACAACTGACCAATACAAAAAACATAAATTTCCAGAGTTGGCAACGGCATGGAAAACATATAAGCCGCAAGTGCCTGCGGAAGCCGAAAAGTTTTTCCGACATCTTTTTGTTACAATGAAATTGGATCTTGATCAGATGATACAGTACGAGTCCATAGAGGCCACATTGAATCTACAGCACTATTTCAAGATTAAAAAATACCCTTATGTGATGTACAAAACAATCTCAGATCCTGATATTAAAATTGATCACAAGTCCAAGGATGTAAAAGCATTATGGAACTTGATAGACAAGACGAGATACTTCAGACCAGAAACATCACACAAGGATTACACGGTAGATAATAATCAACAATGTTCTCCTGGAGACATACACCCATCTCCTGAAGGACATAAGGACTGGGCAAAACAGCTAAAGGAATTTATTGATGCTAACGATTTACGCACCATTTAACAACAACAAGAGCAAGGCATGGGAAGTGTTTGACGGCATCAAGCAGTCATGGCCCGAACAAGTGAAGATTCTTGATAACAGTATCGCAACAGAGCCCATGCCCAATTCGATGTACTGGGGATTTGTAAACAACAACATGCAGATGATCAAGAAGCTGGAAGCACGTAAGCATCAATATTGGTTCACCGATACTCCCTACTTTGGCAGATTTGACAATAATAATCTTAAGCCAGATAATCATTACTGGCGTATATGTAGGAACAAGATACATGCCAGCTACATCAGAGACTGTAAGTCTGATAGATTTGAGAAGTTTGGTATGAAAATAAAAGCACCAAACTTCAAAGGATCTTACGTACTGGTGTGTCCGAGCTCGGACAGCATAAACAACTACTTAGACAGACCCAATTGGTTAGAGGAAACGGTCGAACAGCTCAAAAGATACACAGACAGGCCTATAAGGATACGGTATAAACCACGTGGCAGAGGAACCTCAGGACCCAGTGAGGCAAAGGTACCATTGGCGGAAGACCTGAAGGATGCCTGGTGTTTGGTTACAAGTTGTTCAATAGCGGCCATAGAAGCACAGTGCATGGGTATACCGACTATTGCTGATAACAAGAGTTTTGCCAAGGAGATTGCAGGCCAGGAACTGGCAGACATAGAGGATCCGTTTTTTGTTGGGGCTGAAGAATGGTTGTACAGTTTAGCCTACCAGCAGTTTACACCGGAGGAGTTTGAGAATGGTAAGGCAGTTGAGATATTAATGGACAAGGGAATAATGTAATGCCAAAACTTAGGAAATATGAACAGAAACTATTTGTGGCATGTGTGGAAGGCCATAGACAACAGGACCCAGAAAAAAAGAAATGGCTAAAGTTCCGTAACAATGTTGATAGTGAAAATTACATCAAGAACAGGGTTGATCGTCTGTTCTTGAAAGAGAAAGAGACCATAGCATGGATATGTAAGTTCGCCGAGGACAGCATATTCTTTGACGTGGGAGCCAACATTGGCATCTACTGTTTGTATTCTGCGAAGATACGTAAAAATACTGTATATGCATTTGAACCGCACATGGGCAACTACATAAATCTGTTGGACAACATAAACGAAAACAGACTATACAACTGCCAGGCGTTCCCCTTGGCATTGGGTGACAAAATGAATCTGACCACGCTGGGTGTAAAGAACATGATCGAAGGGGTATCTGACAGTAACGTGGGAGAGACCAGTGAATATTATCACGGGTGTGTTGAGATGTCCATGGACTGGCTGGTGGAACAAGGTACACTTCCACAACCGGATCACATCAAGATAGATGTTGACGGACATGAGGGCAAGGTGGTTGATGGGGCAATAAAAACTATCAGCAAGTGCAAGAGTGTGCTGGTGGAACTGGATCTCGAAAAACACATGGCTACATATGAAAAAATATTAGATACAGGGCTTACGCTCAGAACCAAGATCAACAGGAACGAACACACAGGCTCACAACTCTATAACATGATATTTCAAAAGGGTTGGACAGGCGGTGTTACAACAGATCCAAACAAACTATTACACGCATGAAAAAATTAATACACTTCGGATGTTCTTTCGCAATGGGCAATGGTGTCCCGGATTATGTCAAGGGAATTGAATCTGGTGCACGTGCGACTAATGTTACAAACAGAAGTACTTTTAAAAAGCAATACGGAGTACATGCCGAGTATCCTCACACGTGTGGATCAGTGCTGGCCAAGAAACTAGGTGTTGATTTTTTTAAAATTGCAGAGAACGGTATCAGTAACGAGATGATAGCACGTAAATTGCCACAAACTAAATTACGTAAAGCCTTTGTGTTGATAGGACTTACCAGTTCGAACAGGCGTGAGGCACTGACAACCTCTCGTAATAACACACACTGGCACACATGGAAGATGGTTGATCCGGTATCGCCTCCCAAGTACAAGGATCTACCATTCACTCCATGGATACATGACGGAGAAACGCACTACTCACCGGCACTGGAGGCAGATGGACAGATCAGAACCGCTCTGCAAATACTCTACATGCAGTCGTTTCTAAAACTAAACAAGACTCCATACTTGATGTTCAACGCACTGCACAATGGATTTGATAGACCACTAACCAATGAGTGTAGAAGGCTGTTGGAAAAAGTGGACCAAAAATATTTTTATAAACTACAAGGTAGTTTTAATGAAACCCAACATGGCTGGTGTCTCAAAAAGAAATTTGTTGTTTCGGATTTAGACGAACATCCAAATGTGTATGGACAAAAGGCATGGGCATCTGAACTACAACCTCTTGTAAAGGACATATGGAATGTCGATTGAAAAAATAAATGGATTTTGGGTTCCGTCAAATGATGTACACATCGAGGATTGGAAAAAAGATAAAAATTTTACACAGAACAAGTGTCTCGGAAAACTTATCACCCACTGCAAAAGTAACGATATAAAGTTCAATCATGTGCTAGACATCGGAGCATGGGTGGGCACATGGACGATGGCCATGAATGAGTTTTGTGGGAGGGTAATTGCGTTTGAACCAGACCCCGTTCATTACGAATGCCTTGTGAAGAATTGTCCCGAAGATGTTGAAACACATCAACTTGCAGTGGGCAATGAAGAAAAAATGATATCATTGTCGGAAGACAATTTCACACAGGCGAAACGTGTAGTAGGAGATGGCATCATACCCATGGTAACCATAGACAGTTTGGATCTCGATGATGTTGATTTGATCAAGATCGATGTTGAAGGTTTTGAAATGGAAGTGCTAAAAGGTGCTGAGAATACATTGAAAAATGTTGACTATCTAATGATAGAACTTAATAATAATTCAAAGAAATATGGAAGCAGTAATCTAGAAATTGAAAAACATCTAAGAAAAACTGGATTTGAAATCATGATCAAGGTTTGGCCGGATGTAGTGTGGCGTAAGAAAGGTAACAGTAAATAGACGTATGAAGATTTTCATAACAGGTGTGGCAGGATTTTTAGGTTCGCACCTAGCAGATCTAATGCTATCAGAGGGTCACACTGTTGCCGGCAATGACAACATGATCGGTGGGTACACAGACAACGTGCCACAGGATGTGGAGTTCCATCAAGTAGACTGTTGTGATCTAGAGAACATGACCAAAGCAATGGAAGGTTGTGACATAGTGTATCACACCGCCGCTACTGCATACGAAGGACTGTCTGTGTTCTCCCCAGTGCTTGTCACGAGAAATATTTTTGAAGCGTCAGTCACAACAATCACAGCGGCAATAAGGAACAAGGTAAAACGTATTGTGTACTGTTCGAGCATGGCAAGGTATGGACACCATGACAATATGCCGTACAAGGAAGATTACGAGTGTCGTCCACAGGATCCATATGGTATCGCAAAGAAGGCCGGTGAGGATGTGCTGAGAAATTTATGCGAAACACACGGGGTAGATTATGTGATCGCTGTGCCACACAACATCGTTGGACCAAGACAGAAGTATGATGACCCGTTCCGAAATGTGATGTCCATAATGTTGAACAGGATGTTACAAGGCAAACAACCCATCATATACGGAGATGGAGAACAGCAAAGGTGTTTCAGTTACATCGATGATTGCTTGTACTGTTTGAACGCACTTGCATTCCAAGATAATGTTATTGGAGAAGTAATCAATATTGGACCAGACGAAGAACCTATAACAATCAACGAGTTAGCAGAAGCTTGTGCCAATGAAACAGGAATTAATTTAGATCCCATACATCATAAAGACAGACCAAAGGAAGTCAAACTAGCGGTGTGTTCGTCAGACAAAGCAAGAGAACTATTAGGTTACAGCACAGCAACAAACATGCGACAGTCGGTCAAAAAGACTGCAGAATACATAAGGACCAGAGGCACAAAGAAATTTCAATATCACTTACCGTTGGAGATCATAAACGACAAGACTCCAGAGACCTGGAAGAATAAATTAATATGATTTCGTTTTGCATACCATCAAGAGGCAGACCCCATTTAGCAAAACGTTTAGTTGATACAGCAACAGCTACACAAACAGGTAAGACTGAATTTTTATTCTACCTAAACGAAGACGATACCACGTTAGAAAAGTACAAAGATCTGTTAGATGAGAAACACTACACAGTCGGCCCAAACCAGTCCACTTGTTACAGTTGGAATCTAATGGCTCGTAAGGCCAAACATGACATAGTAATGCTCATGGGTGATGATGTGCAAATACAAACACAAGGGTGGGACAACATAATTGTAAACGAATTCAACAGGTATCAAGACAGAATCTTAATGGTTGTGCCCAGCGATGGAAGAATGAAAGGTACGTTAAAGTATAACATGGATAAACCTAATTTGTGGTCTGACAAACCATTGCCTGCGGCACATTTTGCTGTACACAAGAACTGGATCAATACGCTGGGATATCTAGCACCGCCTTTCTTCTGGCACTGGCACGTTGATTCGTACACACAAAAAGTTGCACGTAAGTTGGGAAGATGTCTCTATCTGCCAACTGTTGTGTTTAAAGCAAAGAAGATGTTCGATGACACGGGTGAACAAGTGCGTACACACCTAAACATCAATAACAGGGATAACTTTGTTTGGGACAAGGTAAAGCAGAGACACCTCAATACAGACATCAAAGCACTGCAGGATTTTATTAAAGATCAGCAAACTCCATAAAGCATTTATTTTTACGTGTCTTTTGTATGAAAAGATTCAATGTGATCCTGTTACAATCTTGATCACTTTCATATGAATGCCATGTTTTATTCTCCTGTCCACAGAATATAAATGTGCTATTCCTTTTCCATTCTGCTTCTTTAACAAACGATACTGAGTTATTTGTCTTATACATTTTTGTCCCTACATTTTTTTCAGGTGTAATGTATGTGACAGAACTCCATATTTTTTCTAGTCCCTCTTGGTGTACATGGAATTTGTATGGCAACTTTGGAGTAATTGAAACGTGTGCGTTCACTCCAAGTTTTTCATATGATCTACTGGCAGGATATACTCCAACAAGTTTCTTTATATTTCTCAACAGGTTAGTGCATATGTCTACGGTCTCGTCGTAGAAATCTATGTCCCAATCTTTGTATTGATCTGGAAATATATGATGTAGTTCTGTCGTAACAAATTTTAAATTTTTATCGCAACCTTCCTGTAACTTTGTAAAAGCATTCTTACTCAGGGTGTTATCAATTACCTGGTACGGCCATGGTTGCAACTGCACCTCAGTTTGTAAACATTTCTCTACAAATCGTTCACCTTCACTCATTTATGTCCAATCCTTTTTTTATATTTAAATACATCTCGTTGTTTATGTCTATTTGTACGCATGGTCTCCTAGGAAAGAATCTCTTTCGTTTGCCAATTTTAATTTCTTTTGATGCTGTAATAAAAATTGCATTTGGATTGTAGGTTATCGTTTTATCTTTTAATAATATATCATCATTACCGGAAGATCTATCAGCCCGTTCTCGGAAGAACCATAAGCATGTGATGTCATTTGAAAGATCTATCTCTGTTAGGTCATCATAAAACTGACAAGTTAATTTGTGTGTCTCTTTAAATTTTGTCCAGATTGTGCCATCGAAACGTGTTTGATTCTCATACAGGTCATCGTACTCGGCCAATTTAAGTATCTGTTGTCCAATGATGTGTTCTACTGGATCTGTATGATAATATTTTTTGTGTAGTCTTTTGAAAAATTCCATTATGCACTGAACAAGTTGATGACTTCCTTCTTCCAATCGTCGGAGTACTCGCAATCTCTGTAACCATCAAACCATGGTCCGCCCTCTGTGTAGTGTAGTATTTTTGGTACACCATCCTTTGGTTCTTTGTACCAACCCACCAACCAGTTGTATTCATGTGGTAGTGATCCAATATCTGAATCTTCTAGCCAGCTGAATCTGTGTAGGAATTTTGGAGTCTGTTTATTCAGGAACTCCGGAGTCAATATTTTATTCTTCTCATGTCCGCAATTCCAGAGCACCATGCTTGACCAATTTTTCCTTGGATATGCTGTTTGCACCTGTCCGTCCATCTTGATTGATCCTTCTTCCGGTGTGTAATCGTGTTGCACACAAACTACCGCTTTGGAGTCATCGCAGTACTGCTCTAGTTCTTTTGTTGGTATCTTCCAAAGGAAATCGCAATCACAGAACACCGCCCACCCTTTGTAGTTGTTAAGGTGAGGAACAAAGAATCTTGTGAACGTGAATTCTGTTGTTGCTAACTTGTCTACTTCGCGAGTGTAGATGCCTTGCTGTCTCATCTCGTTCTGTTTGAGTGGTTGTACCTCTGCTTCGGGATCTCTGCGTTTGATAGAGTGTTCACACACTTGGTATGAAATGTCTTCTCTTGAATCCCAGCCTACATAAATCTTCATTTGGATAATATCTCGTGTATTTGTTTCCAATTATTTACACGTATGATCTCGGGGTGATTAAAATTTCTGTTGTATGGATGGTCGATTAATATGGGCTTTAAACCGTAATTGAGCCCGGCTAAAGCGTTCTTAGGTTTGTCCTCGACCCAATACAGTCCGGTGTCGTGAAACTCGGCTAATGCTGAATCTTTGTCTGCTCCTGTACCTAGTATATGGTAATTTGTGAAGATATGGTCACCAAACAATTCACCTAGTCTTTTCTTACGTAGACACTGTGCTGGTATGTCAGATGTCTGCGATGTAATTGGAACAAACGTCCATCCTTCTGCCGCTAAAAGTTTTACCCAAGTTTGCGATTCTAACATAGGTCGTTGTGTTCCCATCCAAGCACTCCTGTTGAATTCTCTGATCTCTTGTCGGATTGTGTCTTTGCTGACACCAAATCTGTTAGCCATCTCGTAGTCGTCTTGTCCAGTGTCTACTAACTTGTAAGGATAATTTCTTAATCCTTTTTTGTCAAAATATGACCGTAGCTGTAACCATTTGGTGAAATGGTGTTCCCATTCCAACAACACTCCGTCTACGTCTGTGAGTATGATTCTATTAGATGTCGGCATCTTCCATGCCCGCCACTCTCAATTTAACAATATTTGTTATCTGCCATTGTTTTTGGTCCAAGCCTTTGGTGATGGATAGCCATTGATTTCTTATCAGTGCAAAGTCGTTTATTATTTTTGTCATGTCAACAACATCATCTTCCCCGTCAACATATTTTGTTGCGTCATTACTACTCAATGCTCTGTTGTAGTTTTCAAGGAATTTTCTGAAAGTCTTGGATCTTAATCTTCTTAATTCTATGTTTAAGTATTCTAGTATGGCTTCTAGCTGTTGCAGTTGTCCAAACCTCTCCTCAACTATACCAGGCAATGAAGCGGCCGCTTTTTCTAGATTGCCGTATATCTTACACTGCTTCTTTGCTTCTATTAATTCTTGGTCAAAGTACGCTACACAATCGGGTATTTTAGCTAGGTTCCTACTTACTTCGTTGTACCAGTTTATCATTCATCCTCACTATATCCATCTTCGTCCACTTCCTCTTCTTCAAACACAGTTGCTATTGCTTCTTCAAGTTTTGGATCGTATTCTGCAGATGCTTTTAGTTCGTCATGCTCTACACCGATGTCCTCTAAACTCTTAATGAAATCAATGGCCATGTCCAATTTCTGTCTCTCAGGGACGTAATGTACAATTGAGTTCCACAAACGTTCAATGTCTTCGTGTGTAAAGTCTATCATCTATTTTGTTTCTTTAACTGGTTCTATTTTTTTAGCTTTTGTTTTAACTTCTGGCTCTTCTTCTTTGTCAGCAAAGTCTGTTGGTTCTTTGAAGTCTGCCATTAGCATATCTAATTTATCACCGATCCATTGTTTCCTGAAGTCAATATGTTCTTTACCTGCTTTATCGATGTATTTCAGTCTGTTTCCTTGTTGTACTAGCACACCTTTTTTCTCAAATAGGTCAACTAGCCCACTGTATGGGTTCATACCTGTTTCATACGGAATCTTAACCTGTACTGATTCAAAGGGTTTAGAGTATCTTGTTTTCATGACTTTACAAGCGGCTCTTATACCTCTCACATCTGTTACTTTGTTACCGTCTAGATCTTCTTTCAGTTTAAGTTTCTTCATAGCAATAACGATTGAACTGGCATAGATAAAGCCTTGTCCACCTGATATCTTGTCATCGGGATCAAACATATCCTGCGATGCATATGTGTGATTGGTTGCTATAAGTCCTACGTTCCATGAACCAAACATGTTGACACAGTTTCTCACAAGTGCTGTCAGTGCCTTGGGTTTTCTACCTAGGTCACCTTTCATTTCACCTGCTTCAAATTGATTGACATCAGTTGGAGTAAGCATCATACCCAAACTATCTATAACAAATAAGACTTTAGGTGCACCTTCTTTGTCGTCTGAGTGTGCGTCTTTATATCCTTTCATGAACTCTGAAATAGTCTTTGCTACATCATCTATCATGGATAAACTTAATTTTAAAAGTTTATCTTCCGATGTGTCCACTTTCAGTGCCTGTAACCATTTCTCATCCAGTGCGTTCTCTGTATCGATTAATATAACAAAGATGCCTTGGTCTTGTGCATTCTTGATAATGTTTCCCGATGCTATGTAACTCTTACCTGCTCCAGATTCTCCTGCAAGAACAGTTACCTTACCTAGTGGAATTCCTTTGTTGAAATCGCCAGTCATCAAATAGTTCAATGCGTAATTTCCCGTTGATATCCAATCTGTGGGATCGCTAAATCCTATGCCCAGACCTTGGATTGATTTTGTAATGCTCTTTCTAAATTTAGTTGCGTCAAATACTTTTGTCATAATTTTATCCTTTGTGTATCATATATTAGCATACCTAGGCCCTAACGTCAATATCAGGGCCTAGGTAAAATGTCAGATTATTTTGCTTGTCTTGATCTAATCAACTTCAGGATGTCCTCTGCTCTCTTGGCACTGTCACCTGCAGGAGCCGCCGTTACCGGAGCCGCTGTTGGTTGTGGTGCTGGTGCAGATTCAGTCACTGGTGCCGTCGCTGTGGCAGTTTCAGTTACTGGAGTTGCTGTTGGTACAGTCACTTGCGGTTTAGCTTGGTAAGCCATTCCAGCAGGTCTGTAATACTGTCCATATTGCTCTAGATCGAAAGCTTCACCTTCTACAGATTTCTCAAATAATTCTTTAATTATTTTTACTTCTGCGTCAGTTGGCTCTTTTGGTCTGAAGTCACCCAGGTTGTGTAACCCGTGTGTTTCTACTGCGGCTCTTTCTGCTTCGTCCAGAGCTCTTTCTCTTCTTGACCATTTTGATGTTGAGTAATCAGCATAACCACCTTTAGTAGTTTTGTTGATTCTGAAGTCTACACCTTTTACATAATCAGTAGGCATCTCTTCCATCTCTGGATCCAGTAATGCACTTCTAATGATGTTAAAGATCTGAGGACCGATTATAAATCTTCTGATCGGATTCTCAGGTGTTGAGTCTTCTGCCAACGGATTCGTTGTAACAAAACCTTGGAAAATATAACTTTTCTTTTTCCAATATTTTCTGCCCATGTCTTCCATGCTTTTATCTTTAAACCATGGTCTAACTTCCGTTAGTACTGGGCAAGTCTTGCCATACATCTCCATACACGGTACTTGTACCTGCACTGGTCTAGAATCAGTCTGACCTTTGATACCTGCGAAAGGTAATTTGATCATGTTTCTTTCAGTCCAGAAAAATGTATTGTTTGTATCCTTATCGGGCAAGAATCTGATTACTGCTTCTGATCCTTCTGCTATGTTCCAATGTGGATAAATGGCGTTGTCTCCGCCTGTGTTGGAAGTGGAGCGATTCACTTCTTGGGATTTTAACTTCGCCCTTATTTCAGCTAATGATGCCATAATGTAAGCCTCCTTGTGTGCCTATGTTTGTTAGTTTTAAGTTGCCTTAATTTGCCTAAATGTATATTAGACATATAGTACATAATATACAACTATATTTATCAGTTGTCTACTACTATTATTGGTAAAGTGGGTGTTTTTTTAGATGTTAGCTAGTTGTTTGATTCTATCTAGTTCTGTATTGATCTTTTCTGCTTCTTCTTGATCTTTAGCTATTTCTTGTTCTTTGTCCTCTGCTTCATCATCTGGATCTCTGATCACCATGTCTGGAGCATTGTCTTCTTTTTTAAGTTTGTCGTAGTTCTGTGAAAGGTATGCCATTGCCGCTTTTGCGTCATGTGTTTTGAAAACTTCTTCACCGTCCTTGTCTAGCACGGCATTCACTTTCTTACCATCCTTGTCTGTGTACATTGAAACGTAAGGTTTGATGTCCTCAAAAGTTAAACCCTCTAATTGATTTTCTTCTTTCTGTGTTAATTCTTGTTTTCTTTTTTTGATTGCATCTGTTGTTTCAGGATCATTTAGTTTTGGATTTGATTGTAGGTCTTGTAATGCTTTTAATTTTTCTTTCCTGTCCTCTTCGTCTCTGGGTGCTACTGCGTATTCATTGGCAACACCTTCTGCCCATTCCTCAAATTCAGTTGCTTCACCCCTAGCTCTCTTGTCCAGTTTAGGATGTTTCTTAGGATTATAATCTTCCGGATCCATTCTCACTTCTTTTCCGTATTCTGGATCTGATTGCATTTTCTTGTAATCGTCAATGTATCTTTTTGCCAACTGCACTGCAATTTTTTTATTGCTGTTGTAGTCTGGACCTGGTTTGAACATAGCAGAACCTTCTGACTCGATGCCATCTGCCACTCTTGAAGCAAAGTTTGCCACCCTGTCTTCTTCACCTGTTTTTGTAAGCATCCTCGATGCTATGTCCGAAAGTATTGCTCCGAGCATTGTGCTCTTGTCTTTGAATTTTGTTGCTGACAACATCTTGTCTGCAGATGTATCTTTCCTTAGAATCAGTTTTGATTCAGGATCAGTCAAGAATGATTGTACTATTGCACCATGATCAACCTGTGGTTCCGGTTCTGCTTTGATAGGATCAGTATCTTTTGGTATCACAGTAGGTTGTGTATCTTTTATCTTCATTTGGTCCTCATCGTCATACTCACTCATTATCCTATTGATAAGTGGTAGTGCATCTTCCACTCTGTTGTCTAGGTTTGTTAAAGTAAACTTCTCTCTTAATTTTGCAAC